TTACAGAGTGCAAATATAAACGCCCGTACACAGGAAGCCGTTGCAGACAAGTACACTGCTATGGAACATATTGTTGCTCAGATCGCCGCCGCCGCTGGTATTAAGCAAGCTGGCATTCACGCCGGTGCTACTCGTGACGCCGCCGCTATGAGTTCTTCTGCCACCCGGTATGCCGCTGGTCAGGCCGCTTTAGCGTCTATCTTTGGTTCTTCGGTTAATTCTGCTGCTACTCGGTATTCTGCGGATCAACATTTGGAAGGCTCCAAGTATGGAGCTGATAAGTCCTATGACGCTTCCAAGTATTCTACGGATAAAACTTGGGAAAAGAATCTTCACTTTGGCAACGGTAGTTTTATGAATCAGGTCGCTGGCAATCTTGGATTGTCTATTGAAGCTCTTTTAAATATGATTGGAGGTTAAGTATGGAAAGTATTATCATGGTTTGCTGTTTGTCCCTTGTTGCCGCCGTCACTCTGAAAATTATAAAAGAAATTTTTTCTTAAAAAGCGGCGTTAGCCGCCAAAAGAGACCCACGGTCTAAACGCCGTGGGTCTCCGCCTGTACGTCCATTTACATTAGGCGTACACTCAGCACAGTTAACTCTCTTGATGTTAACTGTGCTGAGTGACACCAAAAGTCACTTTGCGTGTTATAGTAGAAGTTGCTTGCACATGTCTAGAACGTATGCAGTATTTCAAGATAAAATGTTTAGTAGGAGACCCCCGTAGGATACCAAGTTCCTAAAAAATAATAGATAATAAAGCCTAAAATTTAATGGTAAACTGAAATAGAAGTATATTCTTGGTTTCGTGCACATTTGTGCATTTAGCCTAGAACTAGGCCGAAATCTTTAGTAAATAAGCAAATTGATATTTTTGTTCAATCGTACTATTATCACCTTATAGGAGGTGATTTTTTTTATGTGTCCCCGTCTCGTGCGTTATTACGGCCCTGATTATGACAATTTGAAACATGGTCACGTCTATCAGGTACACTGTCTTTACTCCCATGGCTTCATGCTCATTGATGACCACCATGAACATGCATATGTTTATGCCGGAAATTGTGAGGTGCTATGAGTGCCCTGCTATCATCCTATTTATGCCGTTCGTATCGGTACTAAGGAAAACGGAAAAGCCGATTTGAAGATGCTCGGTTATACCCCGGATGACCGTGAAACCTATGTTGAGTGGCACAATCACCGCTATCCTCGTTCCGCTCTTGTTCCACTGCCCTGTGGTCAGTGTATCGGATGCCGCATTGACTATTCAAGGCAATGGGCAAACCGTTGTTTGCTTGAACTTAAGTACCATGATTCCGCTTGGTTCTGCACGTTCACCTATGATGATGACCACGTCCCTCGTACCTATTATCCTGACCCTGAGACTGGTGAAGCCATCCCTGCTTTGACCTTACAGAAGCGTGATTTCCAACTTTTGATGAAACGTATTCGGAAAAAATTCGAAGATGATAAAATTAGGTTCTTTGCGTCCGGCGAGTACGGATCTCAGACGTTCCGGCCACATTATCACGCCATCTTGTTTGGTTTGCATCTCGATGATCTTCAGCCCTACAAGACCGTCAAGGAAGGAGGTGAGTATTACACTTACTATAACAGTCCTTCGCTCCAAGAGTGTTGGCCTTATGGCTATGTAGTTGTTGGTGAAGTTACTTGGGAATCCTGTGCTTACACTGCTCGCTACGTAATGAAAAAGCTTAAAGGAAAGGAAGCTAAGTTTTATGGAGACCACAATATTCAGCCTGAGTTTTGTCTCATGTCAAGAAAGCCTGGAATTGCGCGTGCATATTTCGATGAAAACCCTGATTGCGTTGAAAAACAGTATATCAACGTTTCTACGCCGAAAGGCGGTAAAAAGTTCAGGCCGCCGAGGTACTATGACAAACTCTTTGACATCGAATGCCCCGAAAAGTCAGCAGAGTTAAAAGTCCTGCGTGCTAAGCTTGCCCAACAGGCCATGGAAGCTAAACTGTCTAATACGTCTCTTGATTCCTACGAACTTCGAGACGTTGAGGAAGAAAAACAGTCTAACCGAATCAAATCTTTAAGGAGGAATTTGTAATGAAGATGCTCAAGCGTAAAGACAAGAAGGTGTTTTCTCGAACCGCCGCCAAGTCTAAGAAAATCAACATTGCCCCAAAGATTTTCCGTGGAGGTATTCGTCTATGATTACTGTTATTGTCGATGGTGAAAAGGTTGCTCTTGTTCCTTTGTGGATGTCTCGTCATGTGATTGACGATGCTGTTTCCCGTTATTCCGGTTCTACTATTGTTTTGGAGGTTAAAGAAGTATGATTTCTGGAATTTATGCTATCAAGGACGCTAAGTCTACGTTCATGCCTTGCACTGTCGATGTAAACGATGCTACCGCCGTTCGCAACTTTGAACATGCTGTGCGTCAGCCTGATTCCCTGCTCGCTTCGCATCCCAACGATTTCGCTTTGTATAAGCTCGCTACCTACGATAACGTCGGCGGCTATATTGAGCCGCTTAACCCCCCTCGCCAGCTTTGCGACGCCGCCCAGTGTCTTGTGAAGGAGTGACAATATGGAATTTAAAACGCAGTATGACGCTCGTGACCGTGTCTTTACTGACCCTGGTTCTCCTGAGCATATCACCTACGCCGGTCACTATGATGAAAAAGGACGTGTTGTCCTCGAGGAGTCTGGCCGTGAAAACCTGTATGACTATATTCAGTCCTACGCCGAAAGCTGTGATATCCACGTTCTCATGAAGCGTTACGCCAATGGCGATGTAGACGCTTTGTCTCAGAAGCAAGGTTTCTATGGTGATTTCCTCGACTTCCCGAAGACCTACGCCGAAGCCCTCAACCACATGAATGAAATGGAACGTCAGTTCATGGCTCTGCCTGTGGAAACTCGTGAGAAGTTCGGCAACAGCTTTACTGAGTTTCTTGCCGCTTCTGGTGAAGCTGATTTCCTCGACAAGCTCGGTATTAAGGCCGAAGAGCCTAAAGAAGTTACTCCCGCTATTCCGGTAAAGGAGGAAGTTAAAGAATGAACAGAAACACCGAATCCCATTTCAGTTTGTCTCCCCATGTAGACATCTCCCGCTCTCGCTTTGACCGCTCCGCCAGCCTGAAGACTTCGTTCAACGCTGGTGATGTAGTCCCTTTTTTCCTCGAAGAAGTGTTGCCAGGCGATACGTTCAGCGTAGATACTTCAAAGGTTGTCCGTATGCAGACTTTGCTCACTCCTATGATGGACAACGTCTATCTGGATACCTACTATTTCTTTGTCCCCAACCGGCTTGTTTGGGATCACTGGAAGGAGTTCTGTGGTGAAAATACGGAGAGTGCATGGATTCCGCAAACTGAATACACTATGCCCCAGATTACAAGCCCAGATGGTCAAGGATGGAGTGTTGGAACTCTTGCTGATTATTTTGGGATCCCAACTGGCGTTGCTGGTCTCTCTGTGTCTGCTTTGCCCTTTAGAGCCTATGCCTTGATCATGAATGAGTGGTTCCGTGACCAGAACCTCCAAGACCCTCTTGTTGTTCCGACCGATGATTCTACGGTCGCAGGTGTGAACACTGGTACACTTGTTACAGATGTCGCCAAGGGCGGTAAGCCCTTTATTGCCGCAAAGTATCACGACTATTTCACTTCTGCCCTTCCCGCTCCGCAGAAAGGCCCGGATGTAACGATTCCTGTTGCTTCTGGTGGAAATATTAACATCGTTGGTAATGGTAAGGCTCTTGCTATTACTGATGGTACTCTTTTAGGTTCTTGGGCTGGTCTTAGAGATAGCCGTTATAGTGTTAATTATGCTCAGAATCTTGGTTTGGATGTTGGTTCTGTTTCTGCTAATACTGGTGCTTTTACTCCGGTTGATGGTGGTAAGGCTGTTGGTGTTCCAACTCTTGAACAGCTTGCTGGTCATCCTGAAAACTCTGGTTTGATTGGTGTTCAGTCTGCTATTGCTCAGGCCGCTACTATTAATCAGTTGCGTTTGGCTTTCCAGATTCAGAAATTTTATGAACAGCAGGCCCGTGGTGGTTCTCGTTATACTGAGGTTGTTCGCTCTTTCTTCGGTGTAACTTCCCCTGATGCCCGGTTGCAGCGTCCTGAGTATCTTGGTGGTAACCGTGTTCCTATCAATGTTAATCAGATTGTCCAGCAGTCCGGTACTGAATCTTCCGGTACTCCGCAAGGTACTGTTGTTGGTCAGTCTCTTACCACCGACAAACATTCCGACTTTACCAAGTCTTTCACAGAGCATGGCTTGATCATCGGTGTTATGGTTGCTCGTTATGATCACACCTATCAGCAGGGCCTTAATCGGCTCTGGTCTCGCAAGGATAAGTTTGATTTCTATTGGCCCGTTTTTGCCAATATCGGTGAACAGGCTATCAAGAACAAAGAAATCTTTGCACAAGGCAATGATAAGGATAACGAAGTTTTTGGCTATCAAGAAGCTTGGGCTGAATATCGTTACAAGCCCAATATGGTGACCGGAGAAATGAGGTCTGCGTATGCTCAGTCTTTGGACGTTTGGCATCTGGCTGATGATTACAGCACCCTTCCTTCTTTATCTGATTCGTGGATCAGAGAGGACAAGGCAAATATTGATCGTGTTTTGGCTGTCACATCTGCTGTTAGTAATCAGTTTTTTGCTGATATCTACGTGAAGAACTATTGTACCCGGCCCATGCCCATGTACAGCGTCCCCGGCCTGATTGATCATCACTGATTTATAGAGGGGGCTTTGGCCCCCTCTTGTTTTTTCTGAAAGGAGTTGTTATAATGTCATTTGGTACCACTACTTCCGCTTACGAAATGGATGGTGTCGGAGCCGCTCCGGCTGTTAACCGTGCCGCCGATCAGATTGCCGGTCTGAAAGGTGTTGCACAAGCTAACTCTGCTTTTAATGCTGAGCAAGCGAAAGTTCAACGTGATTGGACAGAGCAAATGACTGCTAAACAGATGCAGTTTAACGCCGCTGAGGCCGCTAAAAATCGTCAGTGGCAAGAAATGATGTCGAACACTGCCCATCAAAGAGAAGTCCGTGACCTTATGGCCGCTGGTCTTAATCCGGTGTTGTCCGCTATGAATGGTAATGGAGCCGCCGTTGGTTCTGGTGCGACTGCTTCTGCGTCCCTTGGGAGCGGTTCTAAGGCTGATGCAGATACAGCCGCCTCCGGTGCTATTGCTAACTTGCTTGGCTCTATTTTGGGCGCTCAGACGGCGTTACAGAGTGCAAATATAAACGCCCGTACACAGGAAGCCGTTGCAGACAAGTACACTGCTATGGAACATATTGTTGCGGCAGAATTGACCGAAGAACCAAAGATAGACGCCAAAGCGGCCTGACCTGCGGCATACCGAGTGGCAGAAGAACTCATAGCGGCGGCATCACGAGTAGCACCAGCGTGAATGCCAGCTTGCTTAATACCAGCGGCGGCGGCAATCTGAGCAACAATATGTTCCATAGCAGTGTACTTGTCTGCAACGGCTTCCTGTGTACGGGCGTTTATATTTGCACTCTGTAACGCCGTCTGAGCGCCCAAAATAGAGCCAAGCAAGTTAGCAATA